TCATACCTTCTACTTCAATAGACAGCCTATTATTATTAAAATAATCCCCAAAAGCCTTTCGTTTATTTATTAGAAATTTGGAGTAGTAAGCGTCTAAGAACGTTCTTCGCTCATCTATAAACTTAGAATCTAAGAAGTACCCTTGTAAAGATAACTGTGCTAATCCTGGACCGGTTTGATAGAGCATCCACCCTCCACCAGTTTTAACCTGCTGCACATCATTGCTATGAGTCTCACTTATTCCCTGTGGTCCTATAAAGAATTCAAATGTATGCTGCGCCCCTTTAGGTGACGCAGTGCTGATAGGCTGCATTAGCTTCATAACAGCCCGGGAATACCCAGGCAATTCAAATATATCACCGGCCCACGCAGAGTACTGACTAGGTGATGATGTTTTATGAATTGGTGCAGTATTATTATATCTTATACTTGGCGTGGTTATATCTATACCCGCCCATGAAACACTTTCAGGTGTGGCAAACGTGGCAGAGGCTATAGGTGTGGTAGCCTCACTCTCTACTGTTGGCGTACCGGTTGAAGTGTTAGGTGCAATTATAGTAGTACCTCCAGATACTGAAGAAGAACTGGCGGATATTCCGCCACCAGGTATTCTTAATACGGTACCAGGGTAAATCAAATTAATGTTAGATATCCCGTTAGCTTCGCGTATAGACTCGATGCTAACACCAAAATAAGCTGCTATAGCTCCTAAGGTATCCCCCGGAGTAACTGTGTAACTACCACCTGCTATGGATGTAACGTTACTTGTATCTGGGGTTGCTGTGCTATTGATGTGCCAAGATGTAGGAATAGTATTTTCTACTACTCCGGTGTTATTCGCTACGTATTCAGCACTAAAAGGTCCTGTAACACCGTTCACAGTAGGTTCAGGAGTAGCTACAACTTCCTCGTCACGATCCGGCATCCAAGAAGGCCTAAAGACAGAGCTAATAGGGGTGGCACCCCACATGTCATTCAAGAAGTGCCTGGAGCTAGTTGTAGCCAAAGGATCTGTGGAAGCATCAGCAGTAGCTATTGTGTTGGACAGATCCCCTTCTAACATAGAGTTAACCTGCGACGGTGTTAATGAAACACCCAGCAGCTCCCAGTAATCTGCGCCTCTGGCAGATACAAAGTCTTCTCCTATACTTATCTGCGCCTGAATTAAGTTAAGCATTTGTAATAACAATGTTTCATAGTTAGCAATAAAAGCTATGTCGCTTATACTCCCGGCGTTGTATAACACTATATATTCTTGCAATTCAGCTAATAAAGTATTCATTTAAATCTCACCTCTCTTTAAGGAAATAATCTCAAAGTCCAAGTCTGCACTAGTTGAGCATCTACAGTTCTTATTGTATCTACTAGAGCTTTTAGATTCTTGACCTGCTCTGCGACATCAGATAGGGCGTAGGGGGCACTCTCCATATCAGTAACTATAAATTCGTCCACTTTAACCATACTTTCCTCCATAACGCTAGATGCGGTAATTACCGCATCTAGAGTACTTTGGAGACCATTAAGCAGCTTATACTGTACGTATCTACTGTAATCTGGCATACTGCTTTCCTCCTCAGTTTATTAAAGTTTGTTCTTTAGGTAACTTAGATTATTACTTATCCACCCACCTAGAGAGGTATGAGGTGTATCCGTAGGGGTAATACCTGAAATGTTAGTATGCATGGTGGCAATGGCTTTATTTACCCCTTTACCATACTCATCAAGTAACCCATTAAGTATATCCATCTGACTTGAAGCATTGGTTACAGCATTACCGGTATTTTTACTAACTTGCTCAGACACTTGAAGTATCTTAGCTGTACCTGTAACTATTTCATCTATACCTGCAGTACTGCTTGTCATGGATGTAACAGCGTCATCTATCTGCTTTCGGTACCCTTCTAATTCTGCTCTTTTCTTATCATCCGGAGCTAATCCAACTTCAGCTGCAGCAATACTGTTTAAGATTGTTTTTCCTTGATCTCCTGCCTGCGTCTTAGTTATAGCTAAGGCTGCTGCTTCAGTTAAACCTTTAATATTGGTTAGATTGTGGACATAATCAACCACATTATCTTTGACAGCGTTATTTTGAATCTCAACGCTATCGCCCCTGTGATCTTTAACAGTCTTCTCTACGTCACTCATTAGTTTTTTCTGGGATTCAGAGTATAGCTTAGTCCAATCTTCACCTAGTTTAGACGTATCAACATTTACTGACTTAAGTATATCCTGTATCTTATCTGTACTAGTACTGAGCATGCCTGTTACAAAATCTTTTATTTGCATACCTATTTTAGTTAGATCATACTTAGCTGCGTCATCCTCACGTATACCTGCCTGAATTTGATTTAAGGCATCAATAGCTATTTTAGCTTTAGGTGCAGCCTCTGCATGAGCTTTGTACTCTGGATTAGCTAAAAGGGCTTTACCTACTGCGCTACGCTCTACAGCAGAAACATCTACACCACTTTGTTTAATCATTTCTAGTGAATATCCACCACGTAAGCCAGATATTATTTTACGAAGATCTTCAGGATTACCTAAATTACCACTTTCACTAGGTAAGGCACTAACAAATCTATCTACTACTTTACCATAATTCTTATTTGCAGCATCAATTAGTTCACGCTGCTTATCTGCAAATCCAGCACCATTAAGCATCTGTTCTGAAGTTAAGGTTGTTATAGTCTCACCGTTAACGGTAAGGGTTGCACCAATAGACCCTTCGCTCGTACCCCTACCTAAACTGTAGTCTGCAGCGTATTTTTTCTTTAGCGAGTTAGTAAAGACGCCTATACCACCAAAGGTGTCTTTAGTGTTAGCTCTATCGAGCAACATTTTGTACCCAAAGGAAGCTGAGTCCCCTGATAAAGAATAAGCAAGTAGCATATCTTTATCATCCGATGTAATACTACCATTCTGTATCCTATCGACGTAGTCGTTAAATTTATCTGGAGTCAGTAATGGAGTAGCTCCCTTATTACCTGTAGTTAGTTTAGGTACCCCTCTAGTGTCTGTACCTATATTACTTATTTCGCTGTCATATATTTGATTTTGAGTGTTTCCAGCTAAAGCCGCACTTATGCGCCCTTCTACTTTAGGATTACTTACACCAGCACTAGCAAAGCCGGAGCGGAATTGACTAGCAGTTACGCCGTCTAATACTCTGACATCACCCGAGGACCTAAAGGCCATGCCCGCATTAATAGCAGTTAATCCTTGATTTAATGAATCATACTCCATTTTATCTGCAGCAGACCAACTACTCTTTTGATTGAGTGTATTTCTCTTATGCATAATAGAGCTCTGCATACCGTTTAGATCCATACCCTTAAACAGATCCGTAAATTCCCCTTTAGTTCTAGATACCGCGTCTTGTTGTGCAAACACTGTTGCTCTACGTATGCTGTCTCTACTTTTTTGTGCAGAGTCATACCAGGTGTCATTTCCTGCAGCGCGAGCAGCCGCCATCTCACCTTCATAACCTGTGTAGCTGGATATACCGCTACTCACAGAAGATACAGTAGCATTAGGACGGCCCATATCTAAAACAGACTGTACATTCTGCCTTGAGGCAACTATGTTTTTAGTAAGGTTAAGCTGCGCAGTACTCTCAATTTCTCTTGCCCCAGCTATTACACGTCTGTCTTCATCTGTAAAAGTTACCTTAAGCACAGTGCTGCCATTAGATAAAAAATCAGTTAATATTCTACTGGCGTCCGTAGTAGCCGCAGTTCTTTCAGCAGGATCTGAACTGTTCATCATAGACTTTAGGTCGCCAAGTAATTTAGTTGTATCTACACTTTCAGGCATGGCCTGTTTAGCTACTGCGGTAAGAGCGCGAAGCTGTGTATTAGACATAGTCATTAACTGTGCTGCATTACCTGTCACGTCATCGCCAAACTGTGCATCAAGGTCATAGAATCCAGCTTTTTGTGCATTGCCACCAAATAAAGTCTTAGTGACACTTTTCTTTACTGCTGCGCTAGAGGTTAGTAAGCTGGTAACGTTCTGTTTAGTTTGATTACCTATAGGCACGTTAGAGAGGGATGCAAAAGAGGACCTAAACTGATCTAAAGCACTGACTGCATCATAATCTCCACTAAATTTACTGTCTCCAGATATAGCTTTGTCCATATCAGTTAACAATTGCTGCTGCAGTTTTATCCATTCTTGATCGTACTGAGTAGAGAAACTAGTCACAACCTTAGATTTATATCCCTCTAAAAACTCTTTAGTTTTCTTTAGCTTATCCACTAGGGTAGAATCTACTTTACTGTTAAAGTCATTCATAACTTGTGAAATTTCATTAATCCTGGTGGTGATCCAGTCATTATTTAATTGCTCCGGACTCATGGAACTCATAGCGTTCAAGGCTCCTACGACCTTACCTACGCTTCCTTGAGCACCACTCTTGTCCGCACTACTCATTATATCTCCTGTAAGCTGCGAAAGTCCTTGGTAATCTATTGCAGTAGGCCTAGTAGCAACCTCGGTTCTAGTAACATGACTACCTAAAGCATCTTTCATACCTAGCATTCCTTGAAGCTTAATAAGCCCTTCTGCGTATTCAGGATTTTTGGAAGCTGTAGGCATATTTAACAGTTTACTCGCTAAGTTTATAGAGCCATTAACTAAGTCCCCAGGTGTGCTAAAATCAGTATTTGTGATAATTTGATTACTAGGTGCAGATAAATCATAAGCCCCTCCACCAAGTGCTCCTCCTAAATGGTTCATGTTGCTCATGATGTTTAAGCCATACTGCGCTTTAGCATCTGCTACGTTAGCCAATCCCGGAGTATTCAAAGCTATTTGACGTATTTGTCCAGCTAAAGTGGAAGCGTCAAAGTTACCTAACTCCTCTTTAGACAGGGTATTAATATTCATACCTGTAGTATTTCTGAATGCTTGAGCTAATGCTCCTGCCCCGGAATTGTAGGCATATGCAGATAAACCAACGTTGTTCCCATACCGTGCCATATTTTCCTGCATAATTTGTGCACCAGCCATGATGTTCTGACCTTCATTATTTAAGTTATATCCTCCAGGATTACTACCGGGGGATACCTGCATTATACCTAATGCGCCTCCACCATTCTTAACTGCACCATTAGCACCTAAATGGCTCCCATTAGATTCCTGAATGGCTATAGCTTTGATAACAGCTGCATTTATCCCGAACTTATTAGCAGCTGCATTTATAGCATCCCCTGTAGCTCCTGAGAATTGATTTGAATACTGCTGACTCAAGGAGTTGTCAGCATTAGATGTATTTGATTGTATAGAGTTAACAATATTAGAGGAGCTAGAATAAGTGTTAGAGGTGTAAAGATCGTTAAGTTTAAGCCTACTTAGATAATTATCTCCCTGAGCTTTAAATGAATCGGTAAGCATAGCCTGATTAAACTGCGCTTGATACTGTCCTCCGACTTGAATTTCCCCACCATGTACAACCTTATTATACGCAGTATTAAACCACCCGCTATTACGAGTACCTATATCCGCTAATAAACCGTCCATGTTGGTCCCAGTTAAAGTGGAAGCTCCCCTAATCATATTCTCTATAGTAGATACATTGGTTCCGCCTACATCATTGTAGGATGCTGTCCCCATGTTAGATTTACCTAAGTAATTGTTATAACTTTGCGAGAAAGATCCTAATGCCCCACCCATAGGGCTTAGAATATTAAGATTAGCACGCATTCCCGTACGGCGAATACCTGCGTCAGAGAAATCGTAATCCAATCTGGTAGGGTTCCAATTTGCTATCTCAGAAGGAGCTAACCCTAGATTTTTATTCATTTTTTCTTCAAACATCTTACTCCAATTATCAGCAGGATTAACCACAAACTTCGATGCTATGTCTGTTAGTTTCTGCTGAACATTGTAGTAATTACCACCTTTTAGATCAGCTAAATAAGCTTGTGATAAATTAGACCCTAATGCTAATAAAGGCATGACAGAAGCATTAACGGAATCCATAGCACCAGTGCGACCATATTGTCCCATTAATGTTTGCACCAAGTTACCTTGAGCACTGGTTGTACCTAATATTGTGTGCAGCATATCACTCATAGATAAACCCTTACCGTTTGAACCCATATTAGCTTGAGAAACATCTATCAAAGTTTTAAACATGCTGGTCTGCGTCGGGTAATCTAGCCCCATGAGTATATTAGACTTATCACTCTCCCAGGCAAGCTTACCAGGTGTTCCCCAACTACTTGTGTGCTTTGCGGCTAGTGCTGCTAATTGAGCAGCTGTCACAGTACCATCTACAAGGCCTTGAGAGGCAGCTGAAAACCCAGCTGAGTCAAAATTAAATTTACCATTTTGGTAATTAAAGAATGCAGGTGCCCAGTTAGTAGCTGCAGCACTTCCAAACATATTTTGCTTTACATCGTGAAATAAATTTGCTGCACCTTGATCTCCCCCAGCAGACGCTACTTGACTAGCTATACTGTGATTACCAGTTTGTTTACCATAATCTAATAACCTGCTCACAAGACCTAAGTCTTGTATACCTTGATCCCCTACCGTGTTAGTGTCTTGAGTTGTTCCAGTCTGATTACGCGCCACATTCTGAATTTTATAATTGGCCATGTAATCTACACTTTTACCCATCTGAGCACCATACATTTTTAGCTTAGATGCTTCCAAGTCAAAGTTAGTAGTCATAAGACCTGCTTTATCCCACTCCACCATAAGCTCAGCTATTTGACCTTTTGTCTTACCTAAAATGGTGGCGGAGGTTTTTATGTACTTTACTAAAGATGCAAACTTATCAGTGAACCCTTCTAAGTCTTGCGTGCCACGCATCATACCACCCTCGATTAATGTTGGAAGGGTGGAGTTTATATCCTCTTGAGACATATGAAATTTAGGTGAAAAACTACGAATTGCTGAGGCGTATGCCCTATTTTGATCTGCAGAAAGACCTGGTTGATTATTATTACTTCCAATGTTCTGTTTAGCAAAGAGATAGGAATTTTCCCCTAGGTAATCTTGCCATTGCTTGGATGTCTGCAGTTGGGCACGTGCAGAATCAATGGGATGGAAAAGTCCTGAAGGAACACGTCCACCGAAAGGAGAGCCAAATATATCTGCCATAGAAGAAGTTGCGTATTTTTCTAGTCCTGGCATGGCAATTGTTTTTGCTATACCTAATGCAGGGTGTACAAACCAAGATCCTATATCAGCTACCCCACCGGCAACGCTACCTACTGCACCTACGGTAGCTAAACCTCCATCGAAGAGATTAGTCCCCATAGTACGGGCTAGCGCGCCGCGCTGCTCTGGAGCTAAAGAGGCTGCAAACACAGTGCTTGTGCCCATAGATAGCCCTGTCATTCCCATATTGCCCATGTTACCCATAGTTCTACCAAGTGAGTTAATACCTCCGGAGATTCCCCCAGGATTAATGCCGAAACCAGATGCAAAGCCTCCCATTTGGTTTTGCATAAAACCTTGCCCACCCATGCTGTTATTCATCACTTGCTGCTGTTGGTTCATCTGCATGCGTTGCATCATCTGCTGCATTTGATTCATTGTATTTAAAGCAGAGTTTTGAAATTGTTGCTGTTGCATTACTAGCTGATTATTCATTGAGGAATCGTCCATGAGTATTTCACCCCTTTATATCTGTGTGTATACCTATACGTTTAAGTAGCTCTTCCCTACTTATTTTTGTTAGGTTAGATTTCTTAGCAAATGTATTTGGGTCTACTTCCAGAGACATAGGAATAATGTCTTGAAGCTTATTGAAAGCTTCCATAAAATTATCCCCAGTTAAGTCTGCAGGAATAATATTATTCTCAGTGCCTTTAGTAGTAATTGTACTATCTTCTTTAAGTTTGAGCAATTTACCCCCAAGTTCAGGATTCACGGCTACCACAAGCAATTCTAGACGATCTAATATCACCTCTAAGATGTCAGTCTGCCTATCTATATCAACTTTACGATATTTCTGTATTTCTTTATAATGAAACATCCACTGGAGAGGGGTCAGGTTCTTAAACCTATCTTCAGCCAAAGTGCCGCCCTTATGGTAAAGGACGGCACTTTTTACCCTACCCCAGGGACTTACTAAAAATTTTCTATTTTTTCCTCTACCTTCTCAAATAATTTAGTTTGAGCATCTATCATAGAGGAATATTCTGCTCTAAGAATATCAATACCAGCAGGAGGAATAGACATAAGTTTTTTGTTGAGGTTCTCGCGGGCTGCTCTATTCTTAACCTCATCGTCTCCGTAGAGGTTTTTTCCGTTCACCGCTGTAATACTATAAAGTAATGTGCTAACCATGCGCACTCGATCAACTACGTCTCTAGGTACTCCAGACACTGTTGCAATATATAGTGTATCTGCGTTAAGTACATCCTGAGTATTAAGAGTTTTTAATGTCATCCTAAATCTAGGTGTTAACTTAACTTCCCGAGATATGTTTGTATCTAAAAGAAGTTCCTCAAACATTAGATCTATCTCAGTATCCTTTGTAACAAGTTCCACATGGTTCTCAGGTACCTCAGTTGTAATAAGTTCCATTAATATTTCCTCCCTTTAATAAAAATAAGCTAAAGATTTCTCTTTAGCTTATTATAGCACAACTTATAGCTAAGTAGTCAATTATTCATCTGGTCCCAGGCGCGTGACCAGAAGGTTTTTATACGATAAGGTACAGCTTTCAGCCACAATTGCTTGACCTGCCGCAATAGATTCTTGATGAGCAGTTAGCCAGCAACCCTGGAAGTATCTTCGAAACACCTCTTCTGCACTACCTCCTGAGAGGTTACCATAAGCCACGAATATAAGATCAATAGGTACAGATATATCTTTCAGTGTGCGTATAGTATCTTCACCAGAAGAACTAGCGTATAAAACATTAGCTAAGTCTTTACCACTAATTAGCACCCTTTGTATATTAATCTGTCCAGTGGTACGCCCAGGAATAAGATACTTAGTATCAGAGCCTAACTCGAATATTTCTTCAATTTGGCGTTGCTCTGCAAAACTCCATCCTTGAATAACTCCAATTGCAGTAAATGATGTACCGGCTGCAGTTGTGGAAGGGCGCGCGTAAATTAATACACGTGAGGGTGATAGGAAGTTGTTACTTGTATCAGTAATAGAAGTATCTACATGTGTGTCTATAAGGTTCCAACTAGAAGTAGTATTTGTGTTATCAGCCATGTTTTATCACTCCTTTCATTTAAACATTATTCAATCACTAAGGTAATGTCAATGTAGTTGCAAGGATATGGGGGATTGATGGATACCACAATAAGCAGTGTATCCGGATTATCGGCATCTTGTGCAACTAAAATGGTCTTATTCCCGTTTATCTTATGGTCTACGGTCAAAGCGTGGAATGCAGCGGTTAAGGTACCTTTAACTTTAGTGACGAAGAAATCATCAATATTAAATATACCGATGTAGCCCTCTAAGTTATTGCGAAGAAACTTAGCTACGTAGTCAGCGATCTTCACAACACTATACTCACGATCAGCTACATTGTCCATTTTAGTCGTTACGCCATGCCGAATACTAATTGCAGATCCTGCTCCGCCTACTTGATCTAAAACAATTACTCCAGCTGCAGCTATTTGGTTCTTTACAGCACGAGTCATCTTATTGTCTTTTACTTCAAGGAAGTTTAAGACTTTTTGTCTTGTTAGAGAACGTTCCGTAGCAATAACGGAATCTAATCCAGCTAAGGCAGCGCAGAAGTAGTTACCCTCAAGCAGATGAATGTTACCATCCGATAGTGTTTTTGTTACAGTGCTAGGAACAAAGATAGACAGCACACGCTTATTAGCTAATGCGCTCGTGTAAGCAATTACTTCACTTGCCATTGCATCTGTGACAACGCCATTGGTGGTAACAGCTGTAAGCTTCTTGGAAATAAAAGTGCACCGTTCTTTACGCTCTTCAACAGTGCTAGAAGCACCTACGTGAGAAATAACAGCGCTGATAACTTCAGAGTCCTGACTCATAGGTACAATTTGATACGCGGACTCAATGAAGGAAACGACATCAGCTAATGTGGTGGTGTAATCTGCAGAAACTACAGTGTAGGTAGTAGTATCTTCAGGCTGTACCTGAACACAATATACACCAGGTGAACCAGCCTCTAAAGCTAAGTAGGCTCCAAGGTATACTGGATTAACAGTAGCCGCAACACCTTTAGATGCAACCTTCATTAATTGTGCTCCGTATGCAGTATCTAGTTTATCAAAGGTATCAATAAAAGCAGCTTGATACTGGATAGCTTCTGGGCGAGCTTCGTAATCAACATAATATACTGCGCCAGTAGCAGGTTTTACAGGTGCTTCAGCTAACCAGGTAATACCGGTCTCCGCAGCAAAAGTATAATTAGCTGTTGCGTCTATGGCTGCACCAGTTAGGGTCATGTAAACACCTAATACTGCGGTGGCCTTAGTTGAAGGCAAAGCATCTACTAGCCCCACAGAAGCTGTTACAGGTACCTTCAAGTGATCCATAAAGGCAGGACCTACTCCTAATATTACAGGAATAAGTGAACTAGGGCTAACAGTGTTTGGTCGTGAGTTAACAAGCTCAAGATAAACACCAGGCTCTTTATAAGACATAGATTAACACCTCTCTCTATTTAGTAAGTAGTTAAGTTTAATTTAATTGCACTTATAAGTGCAGGGTCTACAATTTTTGTAACAGTCCAAGACAATCGGAGATGCCCTTGTATACTTACAAGGCACGAATATTGCTCATTAGGTGTGGTACTTTTAACATTGGTATCTCCTACAGATACGCTTTCTATAAAAAGGCCAATAGCCTCAAGCTGATCCGGATATTCTAAAAACAAGTAATCAAAAATTCTATCTGCCACCGTAGCAGATTCATCCTCTACCGAACTAACCACCTGAATACTGGTAGCAAAATTAATGAGCACTGTTTTCTGTCTCCCGGCGTTAGCTACAGCTACCCCATCCACCCTTTTGCCAGATACTTCAGAATAAAAGTTATTACCTAAAGACTCCTGTTGCACTCCGTACGTAGCACCACTCCATACTATATGGGGGAGTTGTATGCTTTCTGTGTTGATAGGCATTTTATTTGTGATCATAATAGCGGTCAAAGTATCATCATCATTATAAGGGAACTTGGCATCGTTCGCAAACATCTGACGAAGTGACACTATGAACATCTTTTTTAGTTGGTACTTAGCTTCAAAATCTATTCCCATATTAACCTCCACTTACATTGAACTTATAAACAATATCTGTTGCCGGTAAGTACTGCAACTGAAATATCTGCCTAAGCAATACTCTACCTTTAGTAGTTTGTTGTACTGAGAGTATTTTGTAACGATTGTTTCTATGATCCACCACTAGATCCTCTGGATTTATGATAGGGTAATTAGATACCCATCCCTGGGTTGGAAGTCTTTGTCCTGCTATAGCTAGTTCGTCCACACTGAGTTGTACTCCTTCTGTTTGAAAGGAAGCCTTAGTGCTGAAGGGTGTATTATACCCTCCAGTGTACCCTGTACTATAACAGGTCGTGCAATTAGATTTACGTACGTTCCTAGAAACAGGATCCCAGCATACAGGGCACTGCTGACCAGTACGTTTTCTAGTAACAACAAGTATAGGAGGGTTATCAATTACATCTAAAAGTATGTTGTTACTATACACAATTGTGTCAGCTGCGAAGTCAGGTCTTTCGGTATAGATTGTAGCTGTTACAGGCTGCATAACAGTGCCCTCTGGCCCAGTAATGCTCACCCTGTAATAGTAAGTGATAGCAATTTTAACTAGATCTACAGTGTCGTCTACGTAGCTTAATTCATCTGTGGAGGTTAATAAGCTAAAGTCTGCGTCCGCCGGCGAAGTAGACCTGAATAGGTTAAAGGTATAGGGGCCCAGATCTTCTGTGGTTGGAGTAAGCGTCCAAGATACTAAAACATAGGAAGTGCTAAAGTTGTCTTGTACAACTAAATTGCTGATAGATATCATATCCTACCACCGCCCATAATCTGTATGAAAACCACTGGCAATACCTACAAATCCTGCACCAGCTGTATTAGCCCATACACCCCGCTTGAATTGTGCCTTACCAGCACTGTATTGTTGTAATATAAATCCAGCCCAATTTTGATATCCGCCCGTCTTGTTAAACAAGGCCACACTTAACCCAGCATCGCTATAATCAACCTGGTTTCTAAGTTGAAGTACCCCCTCAGCCATGTAGATAAGTACCATAGCAGCCTGCACTATGAGATCATCATCATCTTTAGGAAAAGTATCTAAAGTGTAGGCAGTCTTGGGGCTCCCAGAGTTTACGTCTGATAATCCTAATTTTATAAAAAATAAAAGTTTAGCATCTGAGTAAACCTGTTTTTTACCGTTTAATATATTTTTAGTTGCGTCATCATCGCTAAGTAAAGCACGAAGCTCTGTTACTAAGATCTGCTCTGCAGGGGTTAATATAACATCTGACATTATAATCATCTCCTCTTTAACAATTGTATCATGTGTCCCAGACAATTATAAGTATAAATAAAATAGATCGCTATACATAGCAGTATAGCGATCTACTTAGTAAAACTTAATTCTCCCGTTTACTTTTTCTGCCCCTAGATGGTGTATCCACACTCTGGAGGATAACTTCTTCGACGCCAGGAGGGATAGGAATTTCCTCCTCCACTTCAGGAGGTACAACTTCTATAGGGGATTTCACTACCTCAGGAGGAGCAACTTCTATAGGGGATTCCACTACCTCAGGAGGAGCAACTTCTATAGGAGATTCCACTACTTCTGGTACGCTAGGTGTACCAGACTCTACCACAGGGGCTACAGTGCCCTCAGGAGCGATTATAATGTCAGAGATGAACTCTACAAAGCCATTGTCCTTTAAGGAGCTTAAACGACCGTATACGTCGTCCTCTAGTTCTCGGGTATACACTGATCCTGCTGTAAAACACTCTTCCCCGATTCCAACCATACTTACGTTGCGTATTTTAAAAGATACCTTATGTGACATATTAATTTCCCCTTTCTTTAATTATTATAGAGTATTTAATGCTATATGTACAGTAGGTAACAACAAACTATCCAATATAGATTTGATGTTATTAAACTCTGTATAAGGTATCCTCAGTAAGGGGATATTATTTGCGGCGCAGTAGTCGGTTTTTATTTTATCGTTTAGCTTCCTCCTTTCAAATCCTGCTTCACCGCCGTATAGTGTTACTGGTTGAAAATGCTGAAATCCGTCATATTCAACCAAGGTCACAATGTCGTTTTCTGAGTTTAATATTGCGAAGTCAAAAGGCAATTTTCTAATATTTATACAATCCTTGAAAGTAACCTGCTGTCTAAATGGTACGTGGGAAGCAGTTAAAATATCCGCTATTGCTCGTTCACCTTTAGACTCCAGACACCTTGGGCACCGTTTACCTGACATAAAATTACCTGGACGCACATCGTATGTATGCCCGCAGACATTATGGCGCATTAGCACTTTTTGCTTACGCATTACGTACTGCCCTAATACAGTGTATTCATCTCCTACAAAAGCTCTAACACTACTAACAAAATGCTCATGAGTGTTCCGTTTGAGCACACCAGCGGTAGCGTTACTACATATAGGGCAACCGTGTGTGATACTTCCCACTATGTTGGATGGGAGTGCATCCCACTCATGTCCGCAGGGGATGTGAAGGAAACGCGCCTTTGTGCACATACCATTGTAATCACCTAAAAGTGTTATTGTACCCCTGTGACTTTCGCGTAGGTGATCAACGAATTGGTCTTGTGTTAGACGATTCCATGCCTTCCTACGTAGAGCAAAACAGTTAGGGCACCCCTTCTTATGATGAAGTAGATTCCCAGGGAAAACATCGTACACATGACCACAGATATTGTGTCTTACTTTTACATGCTTTGCAGATCCTAAGTATTCCCCTACAACAGTAAAGTCACCGTTAAAGGCAATTTTTATCTCTTCCATAAATGAGGCTTGGGTTTTCATAATTTATACCCACCTTTATTTCTTTCGTATTACACTATAGATATAGTATAACATAAATAAAACAGCGCGTAAAGCGCTGTTTTATCATTGGGCATCAAGTTAGGCGATAGTGATTTTACCTAAGCTTTTATGGCTCGCGAGGTACATCCCCAAGAACTCAAATATGAATAACCCTTTTTCGAGTTTATTAGGAGTCTCAGTCAACTTCGTGGTAATGTCTTTCAAAACCGGCATTCTACCCACGAACTCCTTCTCAGAGAAGGCGTATACAGTCTTAACTGGGATGGATCGAGAGGTAATAATACGAACGCTACCCCAAAGTGTATAACGTACTCCGGTTTCGAGAATTTCGCGGCGACTCAACTCATCCAACTCAGTCTGTCCCCACAGGAGAATATCCTCCTGACGTACTTGGTTCATAACGAAGGCAGATACCGGTAGGTCATGCTGTACAATTGTCTTACGTAAGCTGATTAGATCAGCCTTAGTTAGAGTTGTATTAAGGGAGGTTGCGGCTTGGGAAACGTTAGCTGCAATAAGCAATTCACAAAGCTTCAGGAGCTTAGCATCCTCTTGTTCACCGATCTTTTGGCCAGAAAGTTCACGCACACGCTCAATATAATTATACTTTTGAACCATCAAACGCTTAAGGTTGATCGTGGTATCGTCTGAAGAAATTGTAAAAATTCCAACATTTACCCCATCGCCCTCAATCACCATCTGAGGGATTTCAGCGTCATCGGCGTAGATAGCTGCGTTAGACTTCATATCTTTTGGGTAGAAGACGTATGGCTCCCCGTTAATAATATGCGTATCCGCTTCAGTTACTTGGTGAATAAAGAGTACTTTACGGGCAAAGGCTTCATAGTCGCGCGTCTCACGAATATAAGGCGGCAATGTTTCAGTAGCTAAACGTTCAAGGCCGTTAGGTGATTCAAGCAAACGTTGTAAACTATAATCAATTTCAGAATTCTCTGAAGCAGTTTTAATTCGAAGTGTCATTATTCATACCCTCCTTTATCAAAAATTATTCACTAGCTAAGGTAAGTGTGTCGTCAGCGTTGGCAGGAACCTTAAATACATAACCAACTGTTTTGAGAGGACTATCAATTGCAACACCTGCGACCTTAGTTGCGACTGTAGCAGCAGTAGGCGTCAAACCTGTAGAAGTTCCAGCTGCAACAGCAATAGCCATAGTAGCATCATTAGCAGCAGGAGTGCGGGCTGTAAGAGTAACAGTAGCATCTACAACAGAGACAACGAAGAAATTACCCACGTTAGCATCAGCAGCCAATCCTGTAGCAAATTTAGCAGCAGCTTGGGCAGCAGTATCATTATTAGCAACAGCTACAGTTACAGCTTTAGGAGAGTTAGGCATACCCACAGCAGTAACGGTAACAATAGCATTACCAGCGCCGGCAGCTTCCACAGCACCAAGTACAGTATTAGACAAAGCCTGTTTCACACCAACGATGTTAAGAGGAGTTACCATTCCGGCTTTTGTAGCGTCGGCACCATCATAAACCTTTAATGCTCCACCTGAAACAAAAGTTTGCGCTGAATCGTATTGATCAGTAGCTACACGGAAAGGTCCCATGAGCAAGGATACAGTGCCAGTAGAACTAACATTGTCCCGTCCGGTCTTCATAGCTGTGATAGGAACTCCAATTCCGTTACCTAACGCACCCCACATAGACGAGAGAGTCATATAGGACTTTTTGTTTACTGCACCATCAGAGATAACTGCAGTTCCGGTAGCACTAAGTGACATCCATTGCCCATCTTGTAATACAGTTACAGCAGCATCAATAGGAACGTCAGAGATACGATGAGCGTTGTTAAAATAACGGGCTTCATATTTAATCATTCAGGTTTGACCTCCTTATATATCTTCGTATTTAGTTTATACTATTTAGCAGAAAAGGGAAACGTTTAGAGCGGAGGTTAATACTTTTTACCGGCGGATGCTTCTATTATAGCATCATCTAAAGATTTACGCTCAGGTGTGGAATCTGGCACCCCAATCATAAAAGCCCAAGGACTAATCTCAGCGGCCGACTTAAGTAAAGGAGTACTCTGTATTGCATTATACAATATGTCGTAAGATCTGTCATCCATCTCCATAATTTCATCGATCTGTGCGTCATATTCTGCTTGTTTAAGCATTCCTCTATGCAGCATACTTTTAGCAAGTTTTACTGCTCGAGACGACCTTTCTTTAGCTGTTACTAAAAGCGTTAGATCAGCTTTATCTCTAGCTAAAGACTCATTAGCGTCACTTAATGTAGCAATCTTTTCAGACGCTAATTTAAGCATAGAGGCGGCCTTAAGCATAGCAGCGTTCTTTTCCATACCTAAAGTGTCAGTGGCACTCTCTTTAAAAGGGTGTGAGTTATGATCAGAATGATCTGGTACTTCCGTGTAATCTTTCAACCCACTAGAGTCACGTAATGTACCTTTACTAAGAGCAGGATTAGGCATTCGTGTAACAGGATCAGACTCCATACGCACTACTCCCTTAAGTAAATCCTGCTCAGGTACACTTTCTTCACCTAACGTGATTGTTTCTAGTCTATGCACAGGAGGATTAGCAGCTAAAGTATTAGCACCAGTCCATTCATTCTCCGTAAGGGTTGCCGGGTTGCGTTTTAGGTCTCTGGCCACCTCTTCAGCACTAGCTCTGTATGCAGGATGGTTTATACCTAATTTATTGTTAATAAAGTTAGAAGCAGAATCTAATGTTACATCTCCACCACCTAGAAAATCAGGTAACTGAAAAGATAACTTTTCAATAAGGTCTTCTCGAGATAATGCGTTCACAAGTAACTTTCCCCCTTCCTTATCCTTCTTGGAATCGGCCCCATTTATAGAATCGTAAACAGAGCCAACGCCTAGAACTCCTAAGAATGGGGCGGCAAAGTCTTTGACTTTATCTAAAGGTGCGGTGAGACGTTGTGTTTCAACAGGTACGTAACCTTTTACAGTGTCGCCAGCTTCGGTCGTAACCTTTAGCATGGGCTTCATATCGTTAGATGTGAATAGGCGGTTAGTGAAGGGTAAAGACTTAACCACAGCCTCACCGCCTGCACGATCAGCATTAAGTAATTTACTCTGGTACCCATACAGCATGTTATCCCACTTATGTTGTGGTAATACCTTTTTTACAGGTGGAAGAGCACGTACTAATCCTAATGGCACATCTAGCATTGAAAAGGTTCCCTGCTCCGCAATCTGATTTCTCAAAGATGTCTCTTGATCTAGAGCAGACATTGGTCTAGCTTCTGTGATCGTATCACCCTTAGATAACTTTTTAGATAATTCTTCTTTGCCGCCAGTTAAATTCTTATCCTTTGTAAGCTTACCCACAGCTTTTCCAAGCATAGAGTCATTCCTACCAAGCCCCATAGAGAGGAGGGATTGTACACCATGCACAGCTCCTTCACCCTTAGATATCAGGGATTCAATGTTTGTTAACCCTGGCATCTAGCATCACCTGCCTTACTGGGTAGCAATGCGTGCTAGCATAGCTTCTTTAATTATATCCTTAAGTTCCTCTTGAGCAGTTTTAATTGGGGCTGCAATAGCTGGAGCAGTCATGACAACATCTTCAGCCACAGCTTGCGGGTCTCCTGTCATCTGCGCAAACATCTTTTCAGGGCTTTGTGTAATATTAGAATTAATAGGAGCTTTAACCTGAATACCGGCAACAGCTTGTGAGGGGGCAATACCACCATCATAGCCTGGAGCAGCTGTTACACCAGCGGAAGCAGCCCCTGATACAACATCTAAAGCAGTTTCTGGGATGCTCTTACCTGTTTGAGCAGAGTGTGTTTTAACTTGCTCCATACCCTTAGCTACAAACTCATAGAGATGGGAATCACTTAGTCCTTGACCTTGGCCAGCCGCAATAAGAACATTCTGCGCGGCAGCTACTGAAGCCTCAGCGATCTTCTCATATTCAGCTTCAATTTGTGAAGCATAACTAGCTAAAGTAACTAAGGCTTGAGCGTCATCAATATCTTCATCGGCGGAGGCAACTTTACCTATAGCTATAACATTACCTGCAATAGCGTGAGCAGCCTGTGCTACGGGAATGTTAGCCTTGGCCGCCTCTGTCTTAGCATGCTCCATGGCCTTACACGATACCTCGTGCGCCTCAGTACCAGCAATGCCTGCGCCAGCAACAGCCTGATCAATAATAGCACGCGCCATATCTAAGTCTTCCGCCTCTTTAAACATTGCCTCTGCATATTCGTACGCACGGGTTTCGATGAGCTGCTCTAAGGCTGCACCTTCTTTAAGAATATCAAGCAAGGTTTCTGTAGCTGTTTTGGTAATACCCATACGATCTGCTTCAGCCAACACCTCTTTACCCAATTCATGCTCGGATGCACGTGTGTGTAAACCGTCAGTAGCATCACCTTCACCACCAATACCATCTACAATAGCGTCTTGGCCAAAAGGTTGATCCACAGGGGCGTTAGCTTCGTTTACATCCGGATCTCCACCTGTAGTAGGGTCTCCATCTTCAAGGGCTTCTAGTTGCTCTTCACTTTGAATAGCATTACCAGGAGCTTCTAGGTATGAAGGGGATTGCAGGGTCATGGCCTCGAGATCACCCATACCTCCTGAAGCTAAGCCTGACAGCTCATTAGCTAAGCGAACTAACTCTTCGTCACTGCATTCCTCTAATGCTAGTTTTACTGCAGATACCTGATCCTCATTTTTAGCTGAAGCAAGTTTACCTAAACCACCAAAGCTCATAATTTCGTCATATAGATTAGCCATTGTATAAAAAACCTCCTTAATATAATTATGTTGTTATTGTAGGGATAGGATTAGTTAAATTAATTGAAGAAGGTATTTGCAGGTTAGTTACTACTTCCCCTGCTCCGTTTACAGCGCTCTTAGTTTTTTCACTAGGCGTTGAAGGTGAGGTACCTAAAAGCTTGTTGATTAGGTATCCATCAATTAACATAGCTGGAAGCCCAGCAGC